TTATAAAAAAAGATGATAAGTAAAATGACACTACCAGAATATAAACACGATCAATTACATGAAACAATTCGATGCCAAAGAAATTGGGATTGGGACAATCAAGTAACACCTGAGCATTTGGCAATAATCGATGAGTATGTAGCAAAGCCCCCACAACAACAAGGACAACAAACCTTTACTGTTGTGAGAATCCATAATGACATGGAGAAAATATCTTATTTGCACGATAGACTGTATTCGCCGCAATCTCAAGTATTGGCTCCTTTGGTTTATATCTGGTTTCCACACCACCCAGAAACAGGTCATATTGATAAACAAAAATGTAGTTATCAACTGGGATTACATGCAGGTATCATATCTAAATTAGCAAATAGTTTGGGATATGCTACTGGGTTTTGTGGATGTGGTCCAGATGTTAGCAGATGGCATGAGGTTCAAACGAAATTCAGCCTATTTGGCGAGGCGGAATATCAATATCCTCAGTTTATACTAAGTATAGGCCACGGCAAGCCTAATACTGAATATAACGTTGATCAAAATCATGATTTTGTTCATAAATATTATGAATATAACTGGCCAATTGTACGTGATCTATAAAAATAGATTGACTATCGGCCCAGATCCTATTATAATATAAAAACAATAGGAGAAAAACAAATGAAACATAAACTACTAGTAATTGGACATGGACGTCATGGCAAAGACACAGTGTGTGAAATACTCCGTGATGAATATGGATACAGTTTCGAAAGTAGTTCACAATTTTGTTCAAAACTTTTTATCTATAATGATTTAAAAGACAAGTATAACTACACTAGCGAAGAAGAATGTTATGCAGATAGGCATAACCATCGCAAAGAATGGTATGATGCAATCTGCGATTATAATCTTAGTGACGCGGCTACATTGGGCCGTGAAATGTTTAAAAAATATGATATCTATTGTGGATTACGCAACAAGCGTGAATTCTTTGCAATGAAAAATACAGGTGTATTTGATTATTGCATCTGGGTAGATAGAAGTATGCATCTAGAATCTGAATCCAAAGACTCGATGAGTTTAGAACAATGGATGGCAGATTATACTATTGACAACAACAGTGGACTATCTGAGTTAGCTTTTAATACTCGTGTGTTAATGCAACATTTAGGTTAACTACTAATATAACTCTGTTTCAGCCCCTTTTCCTGAAAATCCGCTAAATACGTATAGAACATAGATTCTAATTACGTAATTATGATATAGGAGAATTCCAAAATGGCAAATCTAGTCTCACCTGGCGTACAGGTTTCAGTAACAGACGAGTCAGTATATGGTCCAGCAGGAACAGGCACAGTGCCTATGCTTTTCATCGCAACAGGCGAAAACAAAGTAGACCCAACTGGTACAGAGACTGACGGTATTGCAAAACATACCAAAAAAGCCAATGCGGGTAAACCAATCTTAGTTACATCACAACGTGAACTAACACAATTTTTCGGTAACGTAGACTTCCGTCAAGTTAGTGGTGGTGTAGTGCAAGGTGATGAAACTAACGAATATGGTTTGCTAGCGGCATACAGCTTCCTAGGTCAAAGCTCAGCAGCATACATTGTTCGCGGCGACATTGACCTAACTTCACTACGTCCATTATCAACAGCACCAACAGGTCCTGTAGATAGTGGTACATATTGGATTAACCCAACAACTTCAAACTGGGGCATCTTCGAGTTTGACGGCAACGATTGGGTAGCAAAAACACCAACAGTTGAAATTACTTCAGGTGGCGCACCAACAGCATCAGTTGTTGATGGCGACTATCTAGTAGCAGTAGCAAACGGTGTTTCAGACACAAAAGTAGAGTACTACGTGGGCGATACTGGAGCATGGGTGGCAGTAACAGCTACATTTGCACCTCACTATAGCGCACCAGCATCACCAGTAACTGGTAATGTGTGGATTAAAACAACAACACCAGGCGGCGGTGTTAACATTGATGTACAATTATACACAGCAGATAACGGCGCATTTGTAACACAAAAGCCATATTATGCACAAGCATTGGCACCAACAGGTGTTATTGGAGACACATTCCAAGATGGTACTGGAGCAGTAGCACGTAACCTAGTTGATGGTGACATTTGGTTAGTAGTAGGTGCAAGCGATATTACAATTAGACGTTGGGATGATATTCAAAGTGGTTGGGACGATATTTCAACAGATCCAACGGTTGCAACTGGTGGTTATGTAGTAAACGTAGCAACAACACAACCAGTTGGTAATCCAGTTGATGGTACATTATGGTTTGACAATGCAGTAAATGACCTAGCAGTATTTGAAGTAGCTCTAGACGGCGGCGTACAAAAATGGGTACGTGCAACTAGTGTTCAATATAGTTCATCAGCACCATTAACAAACTCAGCAGGCGGCGCACTAGCAGCAGGCGATTACTGGATTGATACTGATGCAGACGGATACCCAGTAATGTATCGTCACAGTGGCACAGCATGGGTACTAAAAGATAACACAGACCAATCAACATCAGCAGGTGTAGTATTTGGTGACATTACTGATTTAGACACAGCAGCAGGCGCTTATGTAGCATCTGGTGATGTATTAGCAGACGGACCAGATCCACTACTTTATCCAGTTGGGACATCAGCAGTTAACATGTGCCGCTCAAGTAGCACTGTTCGCGAATACGATGCAAGCCTAGCAACAGCTTGGAAATGGCGCAACAAAGCACCAAATCAAGCAAATGGCGCAGGTTCATTTGGTCGTTTGGCACAACGTGCAGTAGTAGTAGCAGCACTTCAAGCAAGTGCATCAGGTACAGAACTACGTGAAGAAACAGTAACATTCCGCTTAATTGCAGCACCAAGCTATCCAGAAATGATGGATGAAATGGTAACACTAAACAGTGATCGTAATGAAACAGCATTTGTTGTAGTTGACTCGCCATTGCGTTTAGCACCAAGCGATTCAGTAGCGTGGGTACAAGGTACTAATGCAATTGAAAACGGTGAAACAGGGCTAGTTTCTAGAAACACGTATGCGGCAACGTATTACCCAAGTGTACTAACAACTGACCCGTCAAGTGGTTTAAGTGTAGTAGCACCAGCTTCACATAGTGTGCTTTATACATACGCATACAGTGATAACGTAAGTTTCCAATGGTTTGCTCCAGCAGGACTAACACGTGGCCAAGTACAAAACGCAGCAAACGTTGGTTATATCAACAGCGAAGGCGAATTTGTAGCAGTGTCACTTAACCAAGGAACACGTGATGCGATGTATCTAAACAGCCTAAACCCAATTGCTCGCTTTGCAGCAGACGGTATTGTTGTTTATGGTCAGAAAACATTACATGCAGGTGCTTCAGCACTTGATCGTGTTAATGTAGCACGCCTAACAGCTTACCTAAGAGAGCGTTTTGCAACTATTGGACGTCCATACTTGTTTGAGCCAAATGACAAAAACACACGTGACAATGCTAAAGGAACATTTGATGGATTTATGTCAAACATTCTTTCACAGCGTGGCGTTTATGACTTTGCAGTTGTGTGTGATGAAACAAACAACACACCAGCACGTATTGATGCAAATGAACTTTATATTGACGTGGCGATTGAGCCAACTAAAGCAGCAGAGTTTATTTACATTCCAATCCGTATCCTAAACACAGGCGAACTTGGTTAATAAGTAATCAAAATAAATAATAAAAAGGGGTGCTTTATGTGCCCCTTTTTTGTTGATTTTAGCTAAATACTGGTAGAAGACTATTAATCTTCTATACTAGTATATAAGAATGGAGACTTAAAATGGATGGATCAGACAACTTTCACATTCAGTCAACGGTAACTTCGCACGTACAGCCACTGAGCTCACAATGGCTATTTCAATCTGCAGGCGACATCATCGAATTAGATGCATGGCTACCAGAAGATGTTATTCAACAGGCGAAAGAATTTAATAACAACCCGGCGCTGATTAAAAGACAACGACCTACAAAAGATAACCAAAAAGCAGGATCAGAAAACGGCCCAAAAGGCGGGGTTGAATACAATTTTGTTCCTCAAGGATGGGATTTACCAATCAACACAACAACTCTTGGTTGTTTGATGTATGATTGCGGAGATTACTTATTTCCTCACCGCGATAAATGGAAATCATTGAAATCAGATGGACACATCTATGGTGACAGTGTACGTTTAATGAACTTCGCAAATGGTAATAACCAACATGAATTTACATTTATTCATGATGGGAAAGTAGTTACATTTGAACCACGTCGTTGGTACATAGTAAACACTCGTAAAATCCACAGTGGTGTATCCTTCATGGATGATGTGTGGCACTTTAGCTGTGACATTCACCTAAATTCAATGGGTGAACTAAACAGACCACGCCAGGAAAACTTAGAAATCAGTACTAACTGGTTACTAAAAGTTTTACCTTTTGCACAATCACCAGAAGACACAAAAGGAATTAGTTGCACACGTAACTAATTGCAAGAAAACATAAAAAGAGCAGAAAAATACCCTGCTCTTTTTTTCTGAGCAATATAGATAAATACAAATAGCAAATATTTTTAAGGAGAATTAAAATGGCTGTAATTTCAAACTTTGGTGTCCCAGTGGACGCGGCTGACGATAGCGGCGCAACTTTAATGCCAAAACTACAATACCGTTTCCGTGTAACATTTACAAATCTAGGCGGTGTTTCAGGTGGACCACTAGTAACACGCAATGTTGTTAGTGTAACAAGACCTTCATTAGATCATGACGATGTAACTATTGATACATACAACTCAAAGATCCGTTTAGCAGGCAAGCACATGTGGCAAGATGTTACACTAGTACTACGTGATGATGTAGATGGCGAAGTAATTTCACAACTAGGCAAACAACTAAGTCGCCAAGTAAACCACAATGACCAATCATCACCAAAAGCTGGTGCAAGTTATAAATTTTCAATGAAAATTGAAACATTAGATGGTTCTAATGGCGCTGGTGATGACAATGTAATGGACACATGGACATTAGCAGGTTGCTTTATTCCAAGTATTCAATATGGTGATTTAAACTACGCAACTTCAGAAGCCGTGCAAATCACTGCAACAATCCGTTATGACAATGCATCACACAATGATAAAAAGAGTGGCGAGCTATTAGGTACTGATGGAGCAGACTCAGCAAACGATAGTTCAGTTTCAACAGCACCTGGTACTAACTAATCTAAACCAAAAGGAATAGATTATGGGATTTTTAGGTGATGCAGCATCAAAAGCGTACAATCAGACCTCAAGTGGGGTTACTGAACAGACTCTATTGCCTAGACACAAATTTCAATTCTCCGTACAATTATCCCACCTGACTGAGTCAGGTGGGTTTACCACCTTGGATTTAAATCGTATCGTAAGTATTGATATGCCTAGCTACGATGTTCAATCAACTACATTGAATCAGTTCAACAAAAAAAGAATTGTACAACAAAATATAACATATACGCCAATTTCTTTAATTGCGTATGATACTCGTGATGCACAGATTGAAAAATTCCTAAAGAGTTATTCAAAATATTATTATGGCGGGGTAATGGATACTGCTGGAGGTATGTTAACAATGGATGATATATCATCAGTTGGTTTCTTTGACGGCAATACAGGTACTGGCTATAAATTACAAGATCAAAAATACTTTATTTCTAAAATAACAATTACAAGAAAAAGTGGCGAGAGTGATACCAACACTATTACTGTTTGGAACCCAATAATTACAAATATTGGCGCAGACACTCTTAGCTATAGTGAAAGTGGATTAGTAGAATACAGAATTGACTTTTTGTATGAAGGTTATGAAATAGAGACAGAATAATGGCAAAATTCCATCAAGGTGAATATGAGCCACAAAATCCACAAAAATATTTAGGAAAAGGACGCCCAAGATACCGTAGCGGTTGGGAGTTAACAGTTTTCCGTATGTGTGATAGTCATCCCAGTGTTGTAGGTTGGGGTAGTGAGACACACAGGATACCATATAAAAATCCACTTACTGGAAAGAATAGTACCTATGTTCCAGATCTATTGATGGTATACAAAGACAAAAATGGGCAAAATCATGCCGAGATAGTAGAAATTAAACCAGCAGGGCAAACACTGGGCGAAGCAAAAAGCCAGGCAGAAAAAGCAGCAGCTGTCGTAAACCATGCAAAATGGGAAGCGGCCAGAGCTTGGTGCAGAGCACAGGGACTGGGATTCAGAGTTATTACTGAACATCAAATTTTTAATAAACCTAAAAAGAGAAGAAAATGACAAAAAAACTTGAAGAAGAATTCAACCTACCTCCTATTGAAGATATTGACATTCCACTTGATGTTGAAGACGAAGTAATTACTCTAGAAGAAGCAGAAAATAATATTGTTGAATACCGAGGGCAATTGGACTTGGCACAACGTACTGATGCTGCACTTCCTATGGTAACTGGATTGGAAGAACTGGATAGAGAAATGGATGAATATGCTGCAAAAGCAATACAGACATTTGATGAGTTAGTTGATTTGGGCAAAAACGTAGAAGATAGAAATGCTGCTCCGGTATTTGATAGTGCAAGTAAAATGTTAACAGCAGCACTTCAAGCAAAACAAGCAAAGATGGACAAGAAATTAAAAATGCTCGAGTTACAAATGAGACAACGTAAACTTGACATGGATGAAAGAAAACTGGAACATCAGATTAAATTAAAGCAAGATGATGAAGACGGCCCAGAGGAGATAGAAGGCAAATTTGTTAACGACAGGGCAAGCATGCTTTCAGAAATCATGAGCCAAATGAAGCAAAAAGATAAATAGTATTAACGGAGAATATAGCTATGAAATCCTATACACAATACTTGAGTGAATCTAAAAAATCTTGGAAATTTAAGATTAAGACAATTCATGAATTAACAGACGATCAGTGTGATCGAATCGAGAAGCACCTATTAAAATATGACTCGAACGGACTCGGTGCTGCCAAGAAAACAATGTTACAGAGTATACCAACAGACTTTCCTAACCACAGAGGTTATGAAGTCTATAGACATGAGTTTGAAGTCAACTTACCAGTAAGTGGCTTTCAAATACAGACAGAAATCCAAAACTTGATTGGATTGAGAGATGGTGTACTTAAAGTAAAGGGTGAACACGAAATTGATGCAGACGACGAAGTCGAGCAAACAGATGTTAAAAGTGTATTAGAAGATGGTGAATATAACGAAGCTGAAAAGGTTAACTCCGATGACTTTTTTGGTGATGAGTACAACAAAAGTTTCATCAAAGAATTAGCTAAAATTAAAAAAGAAAAGGAAAAAGGCAATGAGTGATTTAGACAGATTATTAAAACTTGCAGGCCGTGAAGCACAACAAGTAGCTCAGAGCCCAGCAGTTGACAGAGAAATGAAAGAAGCAGTAGGCGATGCCTCTGAAGTATTTTATAGAATGCAAGATGAATTTGCAGGCGGCGAAGCAGATGGCGCACACAAAGTTCTTATTGATGAACTAGTACGTTACCTAAGTGGCGACCAGCTTGCAGATTTTGTTGATGATTTTAACAGACATTATGATTTAGTGGGCGACATGGATGAATCTTCAATGTCTGACGAAGAAAAAGAAAAAGCAATGAAACGTGCAATGCAGTCAGCAGACGAACCAGAGCGTGGCGAGAAGCGCAAAAAAGTATCAGTATCAAAAGCACCATGGGAATCATTGGAAGAAGAACTAGAAGACACATTTGTTGGTATTAATACAGAAACAGGTGACTTTGAATCGGGACTTAGCCATAAAGAAGTAACAAGTGGCAGATTTACACACATGTTACCAGATGGGGCAACATACTTTGACCCAGACACAGCAGAAGAACTAGTTGGTGCACCAGACGAAGAAATGGAAGCAATGGGTTGGGAAAAAGTTATGTCTAGCAAATCTACAGATTCTACAAAAACTTTCAAAACACCATACGGTAAAGTAGATG